TATACCAGAAAGCCCAGATCAAAGTTTTGGAAATAATAAAGGTATCTTTACACCTAAAGATATTTATGATCTAACAAGAGCAGATAAATATACTAACTATGGACAATTAGAATTAATTGAAACTCAAACTGCTGATGATAGTACTGCAACTATTGATTTTGATACACTAGGAAATTTTAATGTACATTTTTTAACTGCAAATGATGTATCAGGTGCTTCTACTTCTGCACAAGATATTAGACTAAGAGTAAAAGTTGCTGGTACTGCACAATCAAGTGGATATCGAAAAGGATTTATTAATGGACAATCAGATGGAACATTTTTTGAGACTAATGGTACAGAAAATGGTTTTATATTTTTACCAGATGTTGATAATGAAACAAATGCAAAAGCTAATGGTTATCATTATATTTATAATGCAACTGATAGCACAAAATTTACTTTTTCAACTTTTCATAGTGAAGTTTTTACATCAGGAGTTGGTGCAAGATTTAGATTTGGTTCAAATATATTTTCAACTGCAACTAGTTGTAGTGGTTTAAGGTTAACTACAACAACATCAGGTGGCAATATAAAGACAGGTACATTTTCTTTATATGGCATAAAGGAATATTCATAATGGCTACTAATTTACAATTTATAAAAAACTTAACACCAACAGGCAGTAGCTCTTCATTATCTGTAACAGATGTTTTTTCAGCACAGTATGATGTATATGCAGTGACATATCATCTTACAACTGATAGTGGTAGCCCAAAAGATACACATTTAAGATTTATTAATTCAAGTGATACAATAGTTACCAATTCAAACTATGATTATGCTTATAGAATAATGAACACAGGAAGTTCTTTTTCTGATAGTAAAGCTACAGGTCAAGATAAAATTACAGGTATGTTTGCACCAACAGACTTCCCACCGGAAGGAAATGCAGGAATTTTTTATGTTTATAATCCTTTTTCATCGTCAAGCTATACTTTTGTAACTTTACAATCTGCAAATAGTCATAATGGAACGAGTGCAGGTTGGAAAGGCATTGCAGTATTAAAAGAAACAACAAGCATTACAGGTTTGAATATGTTTTTATCAAGCACTAATCCAACTAATGAAAGTTATATAAATGTATATGGAGTTAAATAATGGCAGGTAGCTTAATAAAAATAGATGAGGAAATAGTTTCAGGTGCAGTATCAAGTGTAACTCTTGGTGGCTCTGATTGGGATAGTTCTTATGATGTATATATGGTTGTTGCTAATAATATTGAGTGTGATACAGATACTCAAACACTTACTTTTAGATTTTTAGATAGTTCTAATGCAACTATAAATACAGGGTATAGCGTTGCTTTTAAAACTTTAAAAGCTAATACAACTTTTAGTAATGATGCAGGGGATTTAACTTCAGCACCATTTATAGATTTGTATTTAGGTACAGGAACAGGAGAACAGGCTAATGGTGTTTTATATATTTTTAATGCAAACAATGCAAGTGAGTTTACTTTCTACACACAAGAAATAAGTTATTTAAGTAACTTAGGTGTGTTAAAAGGTAATCAAGGTGGTGGAGTATTAAAATCTGCTGAAGTAACAAAGGGGCTTACATTTGTTATGAGTAGTGGAAATATAGATAAAGGCAATTTTAAGTTATATGGTTTAAAGAAGTAAGTATAAGAAATATATAGTAAGATAGGAGAGATATGACAGAACAAGAAGCATTAGCTCAAGCAACTCAAGATATTGAGGACGCTAAACCAATGTATGCACAAGTAAATAATGAAAGAAGAGAATTTACTGAAGCTGAATACGAACAAGCAGTTGAGGATAGAAAAAACTCAATTCTTGACGAATATAATAATGGATATAAAAGAGCAAGACAAGAAGCTTACCTTCCAATAGTTGATCAGCTTGATATGCAATATTGGGATAGTGTAAATGACACAACCTCATGGGTTGATCATATTGCTGAAGTAAAAGCTGATAATCCAAAACCTGAATAGTGAAGTTAAAGCTTTACCGAATATCAAGTCAAGCAGATAGTACAAATGGAATTTTGTATATTAATGATGAATTTGCATGCTACACACTTGAGGACGAACAAAGAGAAATTAAAGTAAAGCATGAGACTGCAATTCCTTTAGGTATATATGAAATAAAATTTAGGACTGTTGGTGGTTTTCATACAAAATATACTTCAAGATATGGCCCTGCGTTTCATAAAGGCATGCTTGAACTACAAAATGTGCCTAATTTTGACTACATATTGATCCATACAGGTAATACAGATGAGCATACTTCAGGTTGTATATTGGTTTCGGATAATCAGGAAAATAATTTACTTGTTAAAGACGGCTTTGGTGGAAAATCAACACAGGCTTATAAAAGGGTTTATCCAATTATTAGAGATGCTTTAGTAAGTAATGAAAAGGTAACAATTGAAATAGTTGATCTTGCAAAACTTGAAAAAGGGCTCAATGGAGTTAGTAATAAATTAACTGATGAAATGATAAGCGCTAAACAAGTATGGGAAAAATTATCTGCGATTAATGGCGAACTTAAGATACTAAATGCTAAAATGGAGAACAAAGATATAATTTAGGAGGTTTTTGAGAATATCATGCCCTCTATGCAAACACACTCTTGTTTATGTTAAAAGCGCTTTTTTGTGCGATAATCGTAAATGTAAAAAATATAAAATAGTACAAATAGGAAAGAACGAGGAAGAATAATGGCTGGAAAAAAAGACTGGAAAGCGTATTGGAAGTTTATGTTTGCAAAAGCATTTAGAACAGGACTTCAATCTGCAATTTCATTGTGGTTAGCAAACAGTTCAGGAATTATTGACGCTGATGTAATCCAATTAGTTGGAGTTGCGTTTTTAACTTCATTTATTACAGTAATTCAACACGCACTTGAACAATACAAACCAAAAGCGAATTTTGACGATTAATGAAAGCACAAGTTAATTTAGGACAAATATTACAGGGTGGTTTAGCTGCTTTAGTTGGTTGGTTATTTAAGACTGTAAATGATATGCAACAAGAAGTAGCAACATTAAAAGCTCAGGTTGTTGCTTATCAAGACAGTATTGCAGGCTTTAATCAGAATTTATTAGTTATTGAGGAAGTAATTAGAGAGATCCTGTTTAAAGTTGGTGGCTAATGTGCTTAGTAACTGAAAAACAAGACGGATCTTTTGTGCAAATATGTAACTGCCCTTATGGAAGCGAATTTTGTAATGGCTGATAATGGTTATACACAAAAAGAAATGATTAATAAAGTTATGATAGACATTGATAAACTTTTTGAGAAATTAGATCAAATACAAAAAGATTTAGCAACAAGACCAACAAGACAAGAAATATATGGTTGGATAATTGCAGGAATATCAATAGCAACTTTAATTACAGTTTTAATGTAAATTTCAAGATTTTTGTTTAAAATCCTTTAAACTTAGATTAATGACAAAAACACCTAAATCAGACTGGGGAAATAATTTCTATAAATCAGGCTGGCAACCTTCTATTGAAGTAAACGAACAAGCAGGAAAAGGCGAAATAACACATGTTGGAACTGATCCTGAATATTCAAGCAAATATGATCAAATATTAAGAAACTGGGGCTATGATCCCTCTATATATGAAATTGAAGGTGCAGTAAGAACTTCATCGTGGGAAGTTCAGTTAAAAGGTGGAAAAACAGAAACTTTTTATGCTTTTAAAGGCATTGTAAAGAAAAAAAATCCAAAACATGATAAATATGTGGCCGAGTTACTGCGACATACAAAGAAAAAATTACCATTAAAAAAACAAACACTTGGAGGAGATACTGCATTTATGTTTTTTATGGCTGATTGGCAACTTGGAAAAAAAGACTTTGGTGTAGAAAATACTATTAACAGATATGATGTGGCCCTTCAAGACGCAATTAATAGAATAAAAGAACTTAGAAAATCAGGTGTTTTAATTGATGAAATTTATTGTGTTGGATTAGGAGATCTTACGGAAAATTGCACAAACGCATTTTTTGATAGCCAACCTTTTTCAGTTGAGTTGTCTTTAATTGAGCAATATGCACTTGCTAGAAGCATGATCATGAAAACAGTAGATAGTTTTTTACCACATGCAGATAAAATTATTCTTGCAGGTGTGCCTGGAAATCATGGAGAAATGAGCCGAAGCTCAAAAGGTCAAGTATTTACTAATCGTTTAGACAATAGTGATACTATGCACTTAGAAATATGTGATGAGATAATGAAGGCAAATCCTGAAAGATACAAGAAAGTAAAGGTTGAAATACCTGAAAGCTTTCATCAGGTACTTGAAATTAAAGGTAAAAAAGTTGCTTGGACACATGGACACATGACAGGAAATTCTGGAACAAATCCTGAAGTTAAAGTAGAAAATTGGTGGAAAGGACAAATGTATGGTTTTCTACCAAGTGGATCTGCAGAATTGCTTATTACAGGTCATTACCACCATTTTAGAGCGAAATATCAAGGGGATCGTGCATGGTTTCAAGCACCTTCTTTAGATAGAAGCATTGATTTTACTGAAAGAACAGGTTTATGGAGCCACCCTGCAGTTCTTAGTTTTACTATAAACGAAAAAGGTTGGGATAATCTAAAGCTTTTATAACTTGTTTTGTCATAAATATAAGATTAAAATAAAATTAGGTATATATGGCTAAAGAATTAGTTGGTATAGAAAATGACGGGTTAAAAGCTAAAGTTATTTATATTGAAAATGATACTTGGTTTAGCGAGGATCTTAAAGTAGGTATAACAATGATTAAAGACTTAATGCCTGATCAAGACGACAAGTAAAATAAGCCTTGCTAGAAAGTCTAATTTTAACTTGTGTTTTGTCATCTCCAATTTCATTGGATCAATTAGATCAGTATTTTTCTTGTAAAGATAGAAATGAAATTATTATTTACATGCAGGAATATATCCCTTTATTTAGTGAATATTTTGAGCATGATGATATAGAAACTGCTTTAAGAGTTACCTATTGCGAAAGTAGAGGAAATCCTAATGCAGTAAATAAAAATAAAGATAATTCCTATGATAAAGGACTTTGGCAGTTTAATGATCACACATGGAATTGGCTAAAAGAAAAATTAAAAATAAAACAAGATAGATTTGATATAGAAACCTCTACTGCTGTGGCTAGTTGGTTAATTTATAACGATACTATTAATCATTGGTGGCCAAGTGCATTTTGTTGGAAAATCAATCTTAAGACATATACTAGCTTCGAGCTAGAGCGATTTATAGACTAACGGTTCATAACTATTAATGATCAAAGGTGTATCAGTAGGCATTATCTACTGAGAAAAATAGTTCAAGTTAATTGACATATATTAAATCTTTGATTAAATTAGTCTTATAAATTGTTTTTAGAAAGGAACAAAAATGAAAAATCTTTATAAATGTAAAGAAAATGGTATTGGAAAAAAAGTAAATGTTGAAGGATCTCCTTTAGCAATTGCTCTTGAAAAAAACTTTGGCTTAAAAGCTAAGTATCTTATAGATTGTGAAACCTGTGAGGATTTTCACAGTTTAGATTTTTGTGAAAGAATAGGTTAAATAATGAAATGTAATACCTGTAAAAGAAAATTACAAAAATTCTACCACCATATTATTGTTGAGGAACTTGAAAATGCAGGATCAATGGTGCGACATATCTGCACAGGTTGTTATCTTGCAGAATTAGGAAGCCCTTTAATTAAATCTTAGATTTGACAGGACTTAGTATCGTGTTATAATATTTATATGGGGAAAAATAAAAGTGTGAATACAGTTAAAAAACAACAAAATAAAGTTTATGACGCAGAAGGTGTTTTAAAAACCTCCTACAACTTGATCCCTAACCTTCGTATAATAAATTCTGCAACTTTCACTGATAAAAAACCTAATAAAAACTTTCGCTTCATTGTTGATCAAACAGGTGTAATTGTTGGCCACACAGGTAAATATGAAATGTATTACATTGATAATTATGATGTAAATGCTAAAAATTACAACGACATAGTAAATCAAAACAGATTTACTTGGATATATGGAGCAAAAAATCCTAACAGACTTCCAAAAGATCAAGTAAATAAATTAGTAAATGCACAAGTAAAAAGAACAATATATACAAAAGCATTTTATAAAAAGTATTTCTATACTTCCCAACCAAAAATATCCTGCAAAGGAGACACAGGATCTTGTTGGTACTACCCCGATAACACAATTACTTTAAAAAGTTGGGCAAGCGACGCAACAATATTGCACGAACTTGCACACCAACGATCTGCAAAGCATGGCCGAGTATTTGCTACCAATTATTTATTATTAGTTGGTAGATTTATGGATCATGGAGAACAAGCAAAATTGGTGCATAGTTTCAGAAAATGGGGTGTTGAGTTCAATGGTACTTTTCAGCACACAAACGAGTGCCTACGACACCATGGAGTAACAGATACAGATATTCTTGAAAAAGGATATAATAACTCAAAAAGGTGCTCACAGGGAGCAACAAAACACTTTACAATTACCGATCAGCAACTTAGAAAGGAATAATATGTATTTAGGAACTCCACAAAAACCTACAAAAGATAATGAGTTTAAAAGCAATATAAAGCAAAATATATACGACACATTAAATCGTGGAGATTTTATTTGTAGCTTTACAAACCCTGAAGCAAGAAAAATTATTTATGAAATTAAAACTAAATTACAAATGAATATTGAAACTTTAACTTGTGATTGTGAAAAGTTTTCAAGAAAACATAATGCCTATTATTATGAGTGGGCAACTGAATTTAGGCAATAGACTTCCTCGCATAAACTATCAACTCTAGTTTTTAAATGGCTTAAACACGATCCTAGTGATAGCAAAAGTTCAACTAAAGCACTAAAAATATAAAAGCCCATGAAACCACGGGCTTTTATACAACAGGGGATAAAATAAATTATCGTAACAATTTTAACACAGTTTTGCTAAAATACTAAGCATGAACACAGAAAAAGTAAAAATTGACGAATTAAAATTTGATCCTGACAATGTCAGGAAGCATGATGATAACTCTATAAAGGCAATAGCAAACTCTTTATCAGCATTTGGTCAAAGAAAGCCTATCGTAATTGATCAAACAAATACTGTAATTGCAGGTAATGGAACTTTAAAAGCAGGTATTTACTTAGGCTTAAAAGAATTAGATTGTGTAAGAGTTCCTGATGACTGGAGTAAAGAAAAAATTAAGGCTTTTGCTATTGCAGATAATAAAACACACGATCTATCAGAATTTGACAATGAACTTCTATTAAATACCTTACAAGATCTAAATGAATTTGAAATTGAGGTAACAGGTTTTGAAGCAGACGAATTAGAGGATTTAATGATGTTTAAGAAAAATCCTTTTAAAACAATAAAAATTGACATTAATGAATTAAAACCACACTCAAAAAATTATCAAGAACACCCTGAGGATCAGTTAGAGCATATAATTAACTCTATAAACACGCATGGCTTTTACAGAAATATAGTGATCGCTAAAGACTTTACAATATTAGCAGGCCATGGAGTTGTTGAGGCAGTAAAAAAAATGGGAACAATTAAAAGAGTTCCTGTTATTAAGCTTGATATTGAAAGCGACAGTGTGCAGGCCTTAAAAGTTCTTACAAGTGATAATGAAATCTCACAATTAGCACAGGTAAATGATAAGGCCCTTACAAACCTTTTAAAAGAAATACTTGAACTTGACGAAAGCATTTTAGGAACAGGATATAACGAGGATCAATTATCAGCTTTAGCTTATACTTCTACTACAAAAAATGAAATAGGAAATAAGCAAGATGCAGATGATTGGGTAGGAATTTTTGAACACGAACAAAGGCCTGAAATATTTTCTGTTGTTGTAAAATTTGAAAGTGAAGCAGATAGAGTAAAATTTGTTGAGGAAAAAGGCATTGAGAACTTTCATAACCAAAGAGGAAATGTCTGGAGCACCTATTATCCTTTTAGAGATAAAGATGATGTAAGCAATTTGTATCTTGTTGATGATGACGAAAATTAAATATCCTGTATTCATAATTTCTAAAGGCAGACACGATGTAGGTATGACTGCAAAAATGTTTTTAAAAGACAAAGTACCTTTTAAACTTGTTATAGAACCACAAGAATATGATGATTATGCAAGACACTTTGACGAAAAGTTATTAATTAAAACTCCATTTAGCAATTTGGGTCAAGGATCAATTCCTGTAAGAAATTTTTGTTGGGATATGGCTTCTGAAATGGGAGCTGAAAGACATTGGGTATTTGACGATAATATAAGATACATGCAGGCTTGGTATAAAGGAAAAAGGTTACATTGTCAAAGCACATTAGGAATAAAAGCAGTTGAAAAATTTACTGATAGATACACAAATATAGCAATTTCAGGCATGAATTACAGTTTCTTTGTAGTTCCAAAAGAAAATATAAATATTCCTGCATATATATTAAATACAAAAATTTACAGTAATTTACTAATAAAGACTGATCTTGATTTTCGTTGGAGAGGTAGATATAACGAGGACACAGACTTATGCTTACAAGCACTTAGCAAAGGTTATTGCACAGTACAAATAAATAATTTTATGATCCAAAAAAATCAAACAATGACAATGAAGGGTGGCAATATGTCTGAACTTTATCAAGGTGATGGAAGGCTTACTATGAGTAAAAGTTTAGAAAAAATGTGGCCACGCGTTGTAACTACTTCAAGAAAATGGGGAAGGCCACAACACCATATTGTAAAAAACTGGAGACAGTTTAATACTCCTTTAATTCCTAGAGATGATATTGACTGGAATAATATAGAACAAGATAAATTAAATATTACTGCAACTGATAAAGGAATTAAAAGTGATCATTTAAAAAAATATGTAGATGAGATAAATGGTAAATAATAGAGAGTTTGATATACGAGAGGACGAGACTTATACTGATTGGAAAATAAGAAAAAGTCAAGAACGAAACTTACCAAGTAGCATGAGCCAAAGAAATAGTAGCAAAAACTCTATTGGGATATGCCCAAACACAAAACAGAAAAAAAATACTTGTAAATGTAAAGCATGTATAGCTAGACGAAACAGAAATAAAGGACGCAGAAAACAAAATCAAGCTCGTAAATTACTTAAAATACCTTCTAATAGATTTGCAGGTGCAGACGCACATGAGGAAAATTGGAGTACAGGTATTCGTGTTGAAGTAAAATCAGGAAAACAGGTTGGCCCTTTTGCTACGGCTTTTTATAAAGGAAAATTACAAAGTGACACAAACCATAAAGCCATTGGTACAGGATCTAAGCCTTTTGCCTATGTTGCTATGCCCGACGGAAAAAATACAGGTATAATTGCACTTGAAATACAGGATTTAGAAAATTTCTGTTTAGAAGTTTTAAAAAATTACGGATATTCATTAGATTATGAACAGTAAAAGGTCAATAAGTTCAACACTTTGAAGGTTGATAGTTATTCAACTCTTCTTTAGTAATGGCTTAAACTCGAAGGTAGTATGTGTCTTGAGTTGTTATTTCTCCCAAGTTTGAAATTCCCCCCTGTAATAACCTTTTTCATCGGAATACCAAGTATAAGGTACTGCAGGAACATTAGAAAATTGATCATAGAATATAGGATCTTTTCTGTATAAATTTGATTGGTGACTTCTATGAAGCCAAAAATGACCAAGCCATAAAGGCTTATTTTCAGGAAAAAGATCACGATATTGACTATATTGACTTGAGACTTTATCCCAAACTGTGTCTTTGTAGCCTTTTTTAATCCAAGTTGTGCATATTACTCTTGTATATTCATAAAGCCAATTTTCAGATCCACGCCACATATTTATTATAGGGTGGTGCCTCCAACCTGTGTCTTTAGTAATTGCGTTAAATATTTGTAAGCACTCAACTCTTTGTTTGCCTAATCTTTTATTGTCAAGGACTTTAGCACTTTCATAAAAATCCTCGTATGGTAAAAATGTCTGCATATTTATCTCCTGTTTTTTAAGTATTATAAATATAACAAAGGACTTATGTTTAATTTAGGATTTAATTTGTCCTGCACCTGCATTAATATATTTATTGTGTATGCGTATTATGAGTGCGAGAACAACATGCCCATTTGTGTATGGAAGTCTGAACAGGCAACTGCAAAGACTTCCTGCACTTATAAAGGAGTAAAATGAGTGAAGGAAATACATACTTTGATCCTGTATCTAATGCAGAGATCGCTGACATTATGGGAGTAACAAGACAGAAAGTTTCGTCTTTACATTTTCATAATAAACTACCTGAGCCTTACAAAGTGCTTAAATGTGGGCCTTTGTGGGACAAAAAGGAAATAACAACTTGGTTATATGATAATAATATGATCAAAGAACAGGAGATAAATAATGCAAAGACTACAACAAATAATTCTATCTAAACCATGGAATAAAAAATTAGTTAAGAACCTAAATAAAGGGTTTGGAAATATTGACTATGTAGAACACACACAAGTTACACAAAAATTAATTGCAGTAAGCCCCGATTGGAACTTTAATATTGAGAAATATTTAGAGGACACAGTTGAGGATATGAACGGAATACAAAGAACTTTTATTACAGGAGCGCAAGTTTCAATTACAATGAAAATTGACAATGAATATATTACAAGAAGTGAAGTCGGCATGTGCGACAAAGCTTTCTTTCATAGTGATCCAAACAAAGTACACAATAACGGGCAAAGAGCAAAAGAGTGTGTATCGGACGCAATTAAAAGGTGCGCTATGCGATTTGGTGTTGGGCTTGAGCTTTACGACACAGACGCATGGTTAAGTGAGTATCTAGAAAAAGAAATTGTTGAATTACAAGACTTATCTAATGACGAACAACAGTTAAAGGAGCAAATAGACAGTATTGTCATGGAAGAAGAATAGAATACTTCCATGAAAATTGTAAGCGAGTTCCCTTTATTCAGCATAGTTCCTGAATGGTTAATAGAAAGTAAAGTAAGCGACAACGCAATTAGAGTTTATGCTACATTATGTCGTTTTGCAGATAAAGTTGATGGATCATGTTGGCCAAGCATTTCTACTATTGGAAAAAGGTGCGGTAAAAGTGGCTCATCAGTAAAACGAGGAATTAAAGAACTTAAGGATATTGGTGCAATAGAAGTCAAGCCACGATTTTTAGAGGATAATGCAGGCCAAACAAGTAATTTATATATTATTAAATTTAATCCTGCATATACCAATTCTGATATGGAGCCCCATGTCAAAAATGAACAGGAGGGTGGTTCAAATAAGGTACGCAAACCAAAGTCATCTAACCAAAGTCATATTATAAAACAACAAACAAATAAAAATGAAATATATAAGGCCCTTGCAGATAATTTATATAAGCCTAAAACAAAAAATGAAATATCAAGTTTTAATAAAGTTGCTAAAGACTTATCTGAAATTAACGCAACTTATGATGATGTTGCTGATCGGATCAATATATATAGAAAAAAATGGTCAAACATGACATTGACACCATTTGCGTTAAGTAAAAATTGGAGTTTACTTGGAGAAATGCACGAACAGTATAAACCACCAAAAAAACGCGATTGTAAAGCTGAAGGTTGTGTATGGATAGATTTAGATGTAATTTTTTATTGTCAATTCTGCAAGAAGGAAAAAACAAAGTAAAATAAGATTATGGAAACAGAAATAAACTTCGGAGCGCTTAGTGTTCGTTATTATCTTGAAAAATATCAAGAAATACTTGATTTAACTTACGATTTTGGAATATTACACCCTGACATAGATAGTCAAGGTGGTTGTGGCTTTAAATTATTTGGGCATACATTTTTACTTTGTCTTGACACAATGAACAGATTTTCTTTAGCAGTAATAACTTTAAACCAAGACTTAATATTTACAGATCTTGGAGAAACAGAAGAGTTAATATCATTTTTAGACTTATTAAAAATAAATGTTTTACTTTATAAAAAAGACTTCACTATTGATCACACATTAGATAGTTACTTTAATATTGACGAATAAAAATAACTAATAAATTTACAAACTATAAATCTTTGATTAAAATAGTCTTATACTATTAAATGGAGGATAAAAGTATGGATATAGAAGTAACCGATTATGGCCTTAGAGAAATTTATGGTCTAAAAGAAGTTAATGAAACATTAACTTGGAAGCAAATAGTCAAAAAATATTCAAACAAAGATATTTATTTGATGTTACAAAGAGAGCCTTTTTGGAAATGGGCAGATAAGGATATTCCTGAATTCACAATTAGCCACACTTGTAATTATGAGTTAGAAAACTTTATGACTGCATGGGGTTGGCAGGATTATTTTGGAAAACAAGGAATAAGCATTTTTAAAAGGTAATTTGTCATAGAAATAAATTAATATTATTACAGGGAGAATAAATTATGAATAATGAGCCAACAGTAAATGTTGAAAAAATAGCTGACACACCCGATTGTTATGTTTTAATTGATATTTTAAAGGCAGGATACAAAGAAGCCTTAAATTCAAATGATCAATTAAGAAAACAATTACAAAGAAATGACAGTATGAGCGACTTACACTATGCAAGATATTCTGCATTAAAAACAAGTTTTAATTCAAGCATTATCTTGTTAGAAAAGTTAGAAAAACAATTTGAAAAGCTTGACTTAGAACATGAGTTAGCACAGGAAGGAGCATTTTAAATGAGTAAAGATGTATTTTTATGGTTAATGCAAAATATGTTTCTTTTTATTGCGTTAATGGGAATATTTGCACACTTTGGAGCAATAATAAGTATAAAAATTGCTGAAATGCTTGGTTTTGGAAACGATAAGCCATTAAGTTTTGTATTGGATCAAATACAAGATGATTTAGCAAAAGGTAAAGAAGTTAGAGTTAGGGAGTATTTTAATGAGACTTAACATGAATAATCATTATGGAAGTTCAAGTGTCAATGCTGATTTAGAAGGTGTAACTGAAAATATTGATTTAAAAATAAGAAAACATAAGTTCAAAATTGCAAAAAGAAATTATTTTACAATTACCTTAAAACATAAAGATAAGACTGCAAAACTTTTGCTAAACAAAGAACAAATAGAGCAATTATCAGTTAATTTACATAAGTATGTTTCAGAAGGCAGACACTTAAAAAGAACAGACAGTAAAGCAAGTTATTTTGAAAGCAAAATATGAGTAATAAGCCTTCAGACAAGCAAAAAATAAAAAATATGCTTGTAAATTCTGAAGGTCAATGGGTTTGTAGTTCAATATTTTTTAAACAACATTTTATAAAAGACTATGCACAAAGAATTAGTGAATTAAGATTAAACGATAAACTTAATATTGAAGGCAAAGTGTGTGATCAACATGGGCACAAAATGTTTATGTATAAATATAATCGTGTAATAAAACAGGAAAGTTTATTGTGAAAATTTACCACGCAAGATATAAATATCAATGTTTTCAATGTGGCCAAACGCTTACTTTATATCACTTGAATTTTCAAGCGATTATGTGCATACATTGTAAATCAGAAATAAGCTTAAAAATGTTTAATAATGATAATGTCACTTTAGAAGTATATAGTGAAACTAACTAAAACAGGAGATAAATAATGTATGAACAAGAAAAAATAGTTATTTTTGAAAATGCAGTAAAGCATAGACAAAATTTATATAAATTGACAAATAATCGTGGTGTTTCTATTGAAACAGACGAGGAAATTGTGCATATTCCTATCGGCTTTGATGAGTGGGTGTGCGACTTTTGTAATAATCAAATGCCTGTAAAAACAAAAAATGATCAATTTATTAGCATGCTAAGTCTTAATGGATCACACACTCTTTGTAATGATTGTTGGCCAAGGGTTTTAAAACAGGATAAATCACTTTTTGAAAATGTTTCTGTATGTGCTTGTTGTGATATTAAAGACGATATACATACATACTTAACCTTACTTGATGAGGAAAAGCAAAAATGGGTAGGTTGGATTAGACTTCCTAATAGAGAACAGGCTTTAAAATGGGGTAGGTTTCGTATGGAAGTAACAAAAGAAGTATCACTTCCATTAGGTAAAATTGGGTTAAGTCAAGATGACTATGATTGATATTAAAATAAAACAATGCCTTTGCAGGAGAAACAGCATAGGATATTTTCACTCTTGTTATGATTGTGGAAGCCTAATTAATCCAATGGAAAAGCATTTTTTTATTATTGAAGGTATGTTTAAAAATTTAAATGTATGTAAAGAGTGTAAGGAGAAAATAAATGGCTGAAAATTTTGGAAAATATAAAGAGGAATTACAGAAAAAAACTGCACAAACAAAGGCTAACGACACAAAAAATAGAAAAGTTATTGTGTCAGTTGAAGTAGAGTTTGAAGCTCCCTATGATCAAACAACACGGGAAAAAGTGCTTTATCATCTTAATAATTTATTTTTAAATACAGATATTCAATGGAAGTACAAAACTCACACTTCCTATAAATATTGGGATCAAGACGCCTAAATCCATATACTAGGATCGTGTGTGTCAATAGCAAAAATTAGAGTTGATAGTTCATAAACGATAAAAAGGCCATTAAGTAGGGTGTTCTGACTAGGAAAATAATAAAAAGGTTGTTTACATACTGTTAATCTTTGATTAAATTAGTCTTATAAATAAAAATTGTTACTTAGAAAGGAACAAAATGAATTACTTAGAACTAACAAAAGATGAAACTAAAGCAATACAGTTTCTTGCAACAGAAACTGACTGCAATTCAGATACTCCAAGTGTAAATATACTTTATATCTTGGATCTTAATGAGTTCAACACAAAGAATATGAACACAATTAAGTTAAGACTTGGACTTAAGCAAGTAGAAAATATGGAGGTTGCATAATGGCTGAATTTATACAAAAAGTTGATCAAGACAAATTTGTAGAAATATTCAAAGCTTGGGAATATAATTCCTTTAGCGATGAAGCATTAAGAAAAATCTATGATATTGAGACTGAAACAAACGAAAATGAGTTTATTACAATAGATAAAGTTGTTATAAATACAAGTTGGAACGAATATAAAGATTGGAACGAATTTGTTAAGGAATACTCACA